CACCAACCATTTGCAGTTAGAGATAAATTCTGCTCTTTAATATGGGAATTATCAAATGACTTTGATAATAGCTCATCGACAGTACAAGGTATTCTAGTATCAGTAAGAGTCTCAGGACTAATATTGTATTGCATAATCAAATGCGGATATAGAGATGCTAAATCGAATGATGCAATGTACTTATGTTTGCCAACTACCGGTATCTGAACATATGCACCTTCATACTTACCTGTTTTAATAGAATTCTTCTTTGGTGGTATAACTATATTTTTATTCTTCAATCGATTATAGATGATTGAGTCCCACATATTTACTGGACCATATACTTCGTCAAGATTAATCTTTGAATAATATGCAAGTGATACAGCAATCTGAATAAGTTTAAGCTTCTCATCCAATTTATCTACAAGTCTAACGTCGTGCCTATTATAGTCTACAAATAATGACCAATCTTTTGTATAAAAGTCTTTAAAGGAATTATATGGATTTTCAAGTTTCTTTTCACCAAGAACTGTATTGGCAACTGTATCAAGTTTCATATCATCTACAGGGATTTTACCAAACTTAGCAAATAGTTCTTTATAATCAAGCATTGCAATGCCTTCAATATTATAACCGATCTTATCATTACCATTCTGGTCTTTATACAATCGTTCACGAACACGACCCCAAGGTGATAATTTATTAATGATTTGATCATCTATAATTCTGGCCATTCTACGGATTAGATATGGAAAGTCATATCCATTGGTGTTCCAACCTGTTACAATATCAGGATAATTCAAAGTCCAATGAGTCATGAACTCACGAAGTAAATGAGCCTCACTTTGGCATTTAATATATGGACCATCAGCATTTACCTTATCATACGGCTTTGTACCAAAGGTTACAATATCAGTTGAGTTTCTATTTTTTACTGATATAAGGGTAATCTCTTCTACTGGATCTTTAATAACTTCATCAATGCTTAAGCCATGCTCAGTGGTAGTTTCAATATCAATAGTTGTGATATTCATTACTGATTGGTCATATTCGATTTCACCTGGATAATATTCAGATATAAACTGTTTAGTGAAGTCTTGCATTCCGTATATTTTGAAATTCTCAACCTCACCATAGCTTTTGATAAACTCTTTAGTGTCAGTTATACTACCAGGATGTAGTTCACCTACATATTCATTAGTAAGAGTCTTCCATTTGGTTGGAGTCTTGGATGAGACAAATAAGGTAGGTTTGAAGTCAACCTTGGTATGGATTCGTTTGCCATCTTCATAACCTCGAAGTAAGATGTTATTAGATACTTGTAGTACACTTGTATAGAATTTAGACATGTTTTCCCTTATTCAACATCATTACATCATAGCAGATATCATGGACTGGATGGTGTTTGATTACTAGATCTTTATTAAAATCTGCAACTTCACAATATCCATTAGATGAACCATACATAATATCAACGGCAGTTCTAATATCTCTGAAATTATAATGCGGCATAATAGGATCTACTGATATAACTCTACATAAACTATCTAGAATACTTTGATCCATATTGCCTCTAACCCAAATCGTTTGATTCTCTGGATTTGGGAACATATTAATATAGTCTTTTACTTTTTGAATAGCCTCTTCAGCTTTTAGATCATCGGGCTTTGGGTGCAGACTAATATCTTGTAGATATTTGTGTTGCTTAGACCACCATTCTAGAGTACCTTTATCAATGACTCTATTAAGGCGTTTGACTTGATCTTTAGCATCAAGTTTTAGGAACAAAGTTCTGTTCAATAGTTTATCATAATTAAGATCTTCATCTGGATCAAAATAAACTATTGCAACAGATAATACAACGGAGTTTGATTCAACTCCTAAACTTTCTAAATCAAAACAATACATTTCACCTCCAATTAATATAGATCTATAATATCATAGAATCCATAAAATGTAAACCATTATAAAAATAATATTTAACTTTGTGTAGGAACGTATAATCTACATACCATACTTTGGAATAGTTCAAATGCTTCCTTTGGTGTTGATCCACTTCCTAGGCAATGGAATGAACCAAATTCGCAATACCATAATCCATTTTTATAGTAAAATTTATGTCGCATTATTATAAGTTATTAATTATTAAACATTATTTATTTAATTTTAGTTGAATTATCTGCTTCATCCTTATCTGGTCTCAAACATAAAAATATTGGGAGAAATAAAGATTCTTCACCTTGAACATTTTTAATTCTAGCATTATACTTCACAGCAATAATTTTGTCAAAGTATTCACTCGGTGGTGCGTTTCTTTGTTCATCTGTAAATCCTGAACCAACATATACCTTTACTTTACCATCAGAAGATTCACAATATAATGAACCTATAGCATCAGCATATTTACCTGTTCCAGATATAACACTCATTACTTTCAGATCGCAATCTAATTCAGCTTTGAACTTTATTTGTCCTTTAGATCTTTTGTTTTCCCATAATGAATTTGGATCTTTAAGGATGATACCTTCATCACCATCATCAAGATAGTTTTGAAATATTGTTTGAGTTTGTTCTAATGAATGAACATCAAAAGTTTCAACCAATTCAATTTTCCTATATACATCACATCTATCAATAAGATATAGTAATCTTTTTAATCTATATCTATAAGGCTGGTCACATTTACCTGCAATGAAATCTCCATAAGGTATTTGATCCCAAAGAGTAGCAACAACTCTATCTGCTTCTTCTTTTGATATAGTTCCCTTTACTGCTTTGTTTAGGATACCATTACCAGTTTGGCGATCACATATCTTACCTTTTGAATCTGTTTCAACTGTATCATACACCAGAAGTTCACCATCAAACACAAGATCTTTGCCATATGCTAATTCGATGAATTCTTCTTCCAGACTACCTAATAATGAAATCTCTTTACCATTCCTAGAACGGAATTCAACTGTACCTTTTAAATCCCTATCAAATTTAACAATAGCATTGAATCTCATGCCATCTTCTTTCTTTTGAACTATAGCTGGGAATGTAATCTTATCAACCAACTTCTGTTCAAAAGGCGAACATAACATACAAGGGAATTCTGGTATTAGGTTCTTCCAAACCTTATTGATTGTTGAAGTATTAACACCACACTTAAGGTCTTTCTGTATGATTCGTTCTATGACTTTAGCATCATCAGGAAGGATGCTTGATAAAACATAAGTTAAATGTTCTATTGCTTTATTACCAGTTAAGGTTCTATTTGAAAATATTTTTAATTCTTCTAATGCCCATTCTATACCAAATGTTGTTTTATATGTTTGATCATATTCAGGAATTTTTCTTTGATAAAACTGGGTAAACGGATCATTGGCTAACCGACAAACTTCTTTTAGAAGTTCGTTATCTTTGTATTTTGTTAGCAATTCGATTTTGAAGTTTCTAGAATTGTTTGCTTGAAGTTCATTCAGTATTTGTAGTATCATTATATAATATCTCAATTAATTAGTTTATGAGTCTATTATATCATAAATTCAGAGAATGTAAACGTTTATATTAAATTAATATCAATTGTTTCACCAACTCTGAAGATTCTAACTTTATACTTCATTTCAAAAAATCTTTTTTCATCTCTAGTCAAAACTGCGTTATAACCTTGTGCACATTTCTTAGCATCTTCTTTCTTATCGAAAGATTTTACCATAGTAGTACCTTCTTCGCCGTTTGCACCATTAAAACTATAAACACCATATTTAAACATAATTAAACCTCTTTGTAGTAAGAAGGGTCGTCAAAAACGACTTCATTAATAATCCAAGCAATGATAGAATCTCTATCAGTTGGAGCAATATGACGAGGGCGAACACCATTAACATCTTTGAACCAATCAGAGAATTCTCCGAAAAGGTCTTCGATTGGCATTGCTTTGTATTTTTCTACGATTTTGTTGCTCATAATATATAATTCCTCAATAATTTAAATGTTATCCAATGCAAGGATAACTGTTGGGATGATTAACTGAAACATAACTGGTATGCTTAGTAGTAAATCTGTTACTGGTTTTAATATTTCTTTATTCATAATATAGTTACTCATTTAATTAATTTATGAGTCTATTATATCATGATTTTTGGAAATGTAAACGATTATTTTTAACTAAAAAGGAAATAGACTGTTTACTAAAAAGAAACTATTTTAGCAGTTCCATTTTCTTAATGCTAAAGCTTTTCTTGTAGGTCTACCTTTTTCATCTTTCATAGGACCTTCAACACCAGACATTCTAGCGCAAAAAGATTTTCTACGATTAGCATCTTTACTTCCAGGTTTTAACTTAGAAGGAGGAGTTGTTACAGCCATCTGTAAATGACCACCAGTTTTTCTATTGTAATCATCTACACCTTTCTGAGTCAATCCACCTTCTGAACTCTTATGGCCTTTAGCATCAATAGCATATTCAGTAAGTTCTTCTTCTTTCACACAGCTTTTAGGTGCGCATGGTTTAGTTCCAGGAACTCTTTTATATCCTTTCCAGCAATTGCAATCTTCGGTAAATTCTTTAAAGGTTTTCATTTTATTTCCTTATTTCATTAATTTTATTGATCCTTCATGACTAACAAAATATGCTTCAAATTTGATCTTTGGGAATAATTTTTTTAATTCAAGAAACTTAGTCAAATTAGTTATTGCATCATCAAATAGACTTACTCTATCAAATTGACCTGTCTTTAGATAGTTGTGTATGATTACAAACTTTTTATCGGCAGCTGCGGTAATATCAATTATATTACCTGCACGTTCTACACGAACATCATCAATATTGAATTTATATTTTCTGAATGTATTAAGAAAAACTTCTTTATTATCGAAGTTTGCTCTTGCAGTAACAACTATGACTTTACTAAGTGGATTTTTAACTGAATGTGATAAGATTGCTTTTGCTCTATCAAACATTCTTGATATAGGTTTGGATTCTTTATTAAACTTTTTAGCATCTTTGAATTCTCCAAAATCAAAAGATTCGCCTTTTTTTAATATGTATGTATTAAATTCTTGATTAGATAGTTTTTTTAGGACTTTACCATCTTTCATTAATGCAATTTGCGCAGTTGTATGAAATAATGTATCATCTATA